AATGGCCCTCCTTAAAAAAATAGTATTAATAATTGATGTTTATTACTTTAGCTAATAATCGTGACTAAATTATGAATTTCACTTGACCTATTATGTATCATTTCTAGGAGTTTAATATTATGGATTCAATCAATGATATACCGGCATTGAGAATTATCTGCTCATCATTTCGCCGTCTCTTGCGGCTAATATGGCATTTTTCCAAAAAACACCGTCGGCTTCACCATATCAATCGTCAACAGTTCAAAATTAATTTCTCCAATTTAACCAAATAACCTGTAATTTCTAACAAATTCAAGCTATATTATTAGTAGAACTGGTCAATCATTCCTAAAGCACGCTAAAGCGTGCTAAATAAGGCTTTTTAATTTTTTAAAGTCATTTAAAAACATATAAAAACACTTGAAAAGTCCCCAAAAAGTCCCCAAGAATAAAATAGAGTACGTAGCACCTACGCTTTAATTGGTATAGGTGCTATTTTTATGCAAAATAAAAAAGCTATCCATTTCTGGATAGTTCTTGCAAGATTAAGTCTATCAAAAGAGTATTAACTAAAAGGATTACCTTGATAATAGTCCTAATTTGCGTAAATGTAAACGTTTTCTTTTTAATGTAAATAAAAAGCCCCAATCCAATTAAGGAATGAGACTGTTTTCATATAGTTTCCCATGTTTTAATTTAGAAAGAACAATTTAAATGCCACTTTTATTCCATATATTCAAACAATATACGCCTGTCATATAATAGTGATATTTTGTAGTAATTTGACAATTCAACCATTTTTTCCATATTTTTATCTTTATATGTTTTAGATAATTTCATTATCAACTTTCCACCAAAAAAGGAAGCACATTTAAAGAGCCCTCCTAATTGTTGGAATAATCTATTTACATCCAGTTTTACATTTGGTAAGCCTATATTAATACTTTTTTCAACGCTTTCAAGTTCTTTGCCTTCACTATCTCTCACATCTAGTGAATTAACTATTTTTCCGTAAAAATCATATTTATCTTGCTTGTTTTCTGTAACGTAAAAATCTTTTTTTTGTTCCATGAGTTTTATTGCTTTTGACGGTGTATCAGCACAATTTAACATCCTTAATCCTCCTATCATAACAGTGATGCCGCCTCCATTATATACTAATAGCACAAAATTGAAAGCGTTTGCTTATAATTCTAAATAAAAAATCCCCCATCGGTTAAGATGAAGGCTGTTAATTTGTTATTAAATTAATCACTGTTAATTCTTTAAATAGCGACCCAATGATGTTCCGGTCACTGAATTGTTCAATATCTGTTTCAATCGAACTTCGTAAGCTTAACATGGATTCGGAATAATAGCAAACAAAAAAGCCTCAATCCAATTAAGGACTGAGACTAGTGTTAGCTAGGTTTGTACTATGGGTACTGGCAGTAGTATACCACAATTTAAAACGGTTTCACACCCTTATTTATATCACGTTGCATCTGTTTCCACATTAACGATGGCCGACTCACCTTGCCATCGACTGGCGTCCCTAATTTACGTTGCATAGCCCGATAAGTAACTGGACCGAAGTAACCGTCTTGAGTAACACCTACGTGCTTCTGAATTACTCTAACAGTCGCTGATGGTTTACTAATCTTGCCATCTTGGTATCGCATACCGTACAGTTGCTGTAATTTCAGGTACGTGTGATAACCCGGAATACCGTCAACGACTAACTTATTAGACTTAGCCGTCGTTTGAATAGCAATATACGTAGTATCTGTGTTACTGATTACGGCATTTTTGTCGGTGTTAGCCGTGTAATAATTATCGTACAGTTGACTAACATCATAGTGTCCTGATAAGCCTGTAAAGGTCATCGTGGAGCTGAATTGCCATGCGTGATTACTAGTATACCGATCAGTCGTGATGTGATATGGATAATAGGCAATCCAACCAGTCCCATCAGCCACGGTCATCGTTGAGTTAACCCAGGATCCCATCGTGTAGATATCACACCGATAACCGGCTTGTTGAACCACTTGGGTGAAGGCTTGGTTCGCTTGGTCATTAGTTGCCTTAGACAACCCTACTTGCGTCCCAGATTCAACGTCCGTGACAATCACCGCGCCGATACCTAGACCGTCAACTTGTGCTTGTTGGACCGCGTGACGTGCTTCGGCTTGCGCGGTGGCCACCGAATTATAGCGGGCAAAATGGTACCCATTCGTATATAATCCGGCTTGATTAGCATCACTAATGTTAGCCCGTGCTGTCGATGCATTCCACGTCTGGCCCTCACTCAGTTTAACGGTAACGGCTTTAATCCCATAGTTGTTACGCAGATTAATATACTGTTGTGTGGTGAGGGCCTGACCATTGTTATTATAATCGGACACGTCTAGCATATCGGTGCGGGCCGCATGAGCCGTACCGCCAATCCCGATCACCACTAAAAAAGCCACCACGAATGTGATGACTAATCGTTTAATCTTATTCAATTAAGCTACCTCCTTATTGCACGTTGCTACTATTTACAGTGGCGTTAGCAACCGTATTGGGGGTTAAACGAGCTACTTTAGCTTGAGCAGCGGTTAAATCCGCTTGCGCTTGTTGCAACGCTGCTGCCTTCGCTTTTGCCTCGGCATCGGCCTGTTCTTGGGCAACTTGTTGGGCTGTCTTTTGCGGATAAGCAGCTTCAATCGCTTGCTTTGATTCGGCGAATTGTTTTTCGACCACACTGGCAACGGTTGTTTCATCGGCCGTAGTGAAACCTAGCTTTTTAAGTTCTGTTAGGACATAGGCGACGGCTTTAGATTTCTTCGCTTCACTCGTGAGGTAATCCGTTACCCCAGCTTGTTCGGCTAAAACAACGCCGGTTTTCGCCAATGGCTCGGCAGTTTGTAGTAAGCTAACCACTTTCTTGTTAGCTAGTACATGCTTAGTGACAAAGCCCCCAATCACGGGGACGACGACAACAAACAATGACACGAGTAAATCCGCAATATTTTGGACGCTCATAATTAATTTTCCTCCTTATTTCATCAAAAAGTTCTCTACAACAAATAACGCGACCGGCAAAATAATCGCCACCCACATTGTGCGTGACCACCACTGACTATTTGATTTTAAATCCTTAATATCAGCTTCATTTTGCTTGGCTAGTGTATAAGCCTCATCGGCTTTTTTAGTGGTTTCATTGACGCCACTAGTATTAGTTTCAACCTTCACTAGGCGTTGTTGAATATCCATCAATAAATCAATCACATTTACGTCTTCTTTATCAGCCATTAGCTCACCCCTAGCACAAGACGGCAAATTCAATGTCCATGTAACCATTAGCAGCCATGTCTGCACTAGAATGATTCCGAATGGTTAAGGTGTTATTATCCCATCTGAGCCAGAAATTTTGGCTGTTCCACTCTGGAATCAAATAATTAGCGATTACCGCATGGTCTGAATCCCACCAGTCAGGTGTTGGAAATTTTAAAATTGCATAATCGGTCCCCGCTGTTAGGGCCGGTAATTTTAGGTTTCCTTGAAAAAGTAACGCCTTATAGGCCCCAATATGCACAAATTTGTAGGCGTTATTGGCGTCCTCGGCGGAAGTACCATTTAAGTAAGTTAATCCAGAATTGGTCCATGTGCCCGAGTCTCCAGTTAAATCGTTCTTAACATCCTGAATTTGGCTGGCAAAGTCCGGCGCATTCTCAATCGATCCCCAGTCAGTAACAGGTCTAAGTGCATTACCTGAATCATCTTCCATGTACGTTTTAATCGTGTTCGTCATTTAAAAAGTTCCTCCTTATTTAGTGAACCATGAATTGTAAGTTTTGTTAGCACCACCAGCACCACGAACAAACAGTGCTCCATGTGAATCATAGATCCGCTGTACACATGTGTTGGCGTTGATGTCGGTTACTTCCAGAACACCCCAGCCACTGAAACCAATGGGACTATTTTGATAAGTGCCACCGTTTAGAATGAAAGTCTTAGAACCAGTAGTAGCGTTGTCTGATGTGAGCTTGTCAAGGTCTTGACCATCAGGAAGCGTGTTATTAGATCCGCTAGCTTCTGCATCGATCGCCTGCTTTAGCCCCATAACTACACTGGCATGAGTTTCTGGATAGACTTGACGAGTAATCTTGCCATTAGTCTCTGTTAACTTTGTACTTTTAACCAATTGCATCACCTTCCGTTATCGAGAGACTAGCAGTTGGCATAATAACTAGTCCCTCACCAGTATCTGTATTTGTAGTACTGAGCACGACGCTCGAGGCAATATGAATTGGTGAGCTTGTAGCTGATAAATCAGTTAACCGAATGGTTTGGGCAACATCATCTAATTCAGTGCCGTCTACATAGCTTGTTTTAGTCTCTTCAATGTTATCCAAATGGGCTTTTAGGGTTGCGTAAGTAGTCCCATCAGAACTTATTCGTGCATCTACAACCTCTTCGGGCTGGCTAACCCCACTAAGCAAGTTATTAATCCGCACATCATAATCTGCAAAGCTATTAGTAATGAAACTTACTAAATAGGGCGCGTAGCTCCGCAGTTGAGCCCAGTTATAATTCTTCTGCTCATAGGCGAACTCATCTTGAAAGGCACTTGGTTCGTCCTTTAAGTCCAGCGATTTAAGCGTCGTTGTCATCGCGATCAGCTCCCTTTACTAATTCGTTGAGGTGCTTATTTTGTAATTCTAAGACTGAGTTTTCTAAGGTTAATTGCGCAATCTTGCCTTGCAACGATCCAATTAATTCTTGTGCGTCAATCTTCATTTTTTCATTGTTCATTTAAATTCCTCCATAGAAAAAGAGACCCTAATTTAAGGTCTCTACTTTGTTAAATCTGCTAATTGTGTTTTAAGTCGGTTACTTGTTTAGATAGCTCTTTAATAGCGCTAACTGCATAGCCTAAAATGTCCCCATCTGAACGGGCTTTACGGTCGTCACTGATAAATTCATCAGGCGTTCTATACTGAGGTGTTGCGTTAATATCGTCAATAATAGGGCTGTAATGGTAATTAGCTTGTGCGCCCTGTTCAACAATATCTTCCTTGTACTGGTACTTGTAAATATCCGTGTGGTTAATTACATCAAGGGCTGTAGTAGTATCAAGTTCACTAATATTGGTCTTCTTACTTAACAATGATGACTGATACAAGTGCAAACATGAGACGTTCCCAGTCATTTCAATGTAACCCTTAATCTCAAATTTAACGTCATAGTTAGTAGATGAGCTGTTAGCGGGGTTATCAATAATCACATGTTTATTACCCATGTAAATTTCTGTTGATTGCCCCGTTGATCGCAACCCTAATGGGCCAGGCGAGTAGAAGCTACTTGAACTAGCACTATTGTTATCCAGTGCCACATGTAACACGTTCCCACCTGCGAAACTGCCAACATTCCACGCTTTAGAGTTCGGATAACCACCGATATTACCGTATTGGTCTCGGTAAGTTCCGTTAGCTAAGTTACGAGCTCCTGTATATTCAACGCCCCAGGGCTCGTATCCTAATGCGGCGATTAAAGATTCATGGCTTATGTCACCAAAAAATTCTAGTACCGGATCATTACTAGCACCGAGAAACCGCATTCCAGATCCGCTTAATTGGGTTTCATAATACGGTGCTGTAACGGTAGGATTGGAACTTCCTACATCATAATCATAATCATATTCAGATAGTCTCAGTACGCCGCGATCCCACTCATAACCGTGGTAGATTTTGTTAATAGCATCCTGATTGGTACTCGAATAATAATCTTTTAACCGAATCGAGCCATCGGCATCCAAGCCACCACTTGTCTCATAGTAGTTGACAGTTCCAGTTCCATGATCCGTGTAGAAATTAGCGCCTACTACATAGAAATTTGAATTTGCTTGTAGTCCAGTCGATTTGAGCTGAAAGTTAACCTTGCCAGTCCCCAATGCCGTACTCCACATAATAATAAAACTATACGTGTAATAGCCAGTTGTTAGCGATTGTGAGCTAAAGGAAACTGGACTAGAGCTTACAGATTGTAAGGCAATGAGTGACCCTAGTTTTCCAACATAGTTGCTGTAATTAATATCTAATTTAACTAATACCCGGTCACCCGCATTTAGTTTGGAACCATCAATCGTAAATAAGGTTGGGCTAGTGACATCTGCGATATCCGTAGCACTGGTATTGGCGGTGTTAGTTGTGCTCTTAGTAAGCGATCCCACGGTAACATAATCGGTATAATCTAAATCAGAAGCGTAACCATCGCCTGTTTGCATGCCCCTCGTATCAAGGGTGACATTATACCGATTTAGACTATCCAATAACGACGTATAGGTATTACCAATATTAGAGCTAACCCCTGTCATCGTCCCGGCATTAAGCTTGTCAACATTCAAATCAGTAATATATGCCCCAGGAATAAAGGCGTTCCCACTGAAAATTGTTGAATCAGTGTCTAAATATAACTTACCCTTACCAGAGGCCACCTGAATAAGAGTATTACCTCCAGCTTCTTGGTTAATCTGGGAAACCACATTACCTTTCGCAACTTTGAGATCAATATCATTCGCGAGAATAGCAACTTCGGCGTTGTAATCCGCTGTGCTAACTTTTCCATCAATCAAGTTACTTAACTGCGTCATCTTTGAATTGTAATCTGTGGTGTTAACCTTGTTTGATACCGTAGTTTGTAGCCCATCTACAGCGGCTTCTAGGTTAGTCACACTAGTAACCGAGGCGTTATCTGCCGGGTTAGGGCACCAGTCAGTTGCTACACTACCTTTTTCTAATTTAAATTCTTTGTACTGAACACCACTAGTAGCACCATTTCCTCGAATGCTTATATCAGATGCTACGCTAGATGTTAGTGGTAACGTTGCAGTAATGTAGAGTAGCCTTCTGAGTTTGCATCTACATTATTTCCACTAAAAAATTGTTTGTTGAACCACAATTTGAGCGCTACGGGGATAGCTGTTGTATTCTTTATATAAGTCCGTATCGTTATAGTTTGACCACCAATGTTGGCAACATCAGTGGAAGAAAGTGTATAGACAAGCCCTCCTACATAAATAGTTGCGCTGTCCGGAACTGTTTTGTATTCACCACTGGTACCTGTTAATAGGTTGGTACCAACTGCACTATTATCAACCTGCGTTTGTAAGGCACTTAGATTAAGGCTAAATTTGTTAGAAGTTAAATCAATCTGATCGCTAGTCCATGTTTGGGTAGCGTAAACCACCATTGTTTAATAAGCCTTGTACATCCGATGAAGTTACTTTTTGCTTAATTTCATTAGCTTGTACACTAATTGCCGCAGAGTTAGCTGTTACTGTATCTTTAAGTGTGTCTACTGCGGTCTGGTCGGCTTTAATGCTACTTCACTCGTCGTTGAGTCAATCACAGCACTTTGACTTTTCAGAGCAGAACTATTACTAGTAGCCACAGACATTGCTGATTTAGCTTGATCAAAAGCATTGGCTGCATCTGCTTTGGCTTCATTTACAGCGCTTGAATTATCTGCAATTGCTTGGCTGTTAACCTTGCTAGATTCGATTGCGGCACTAGCTGAACTCATTGCAGCACTGGCTACGTCCTGTGCATCGGCTATCCCAACTTGTTGTTCCTCAACCTGTTCGCCAACTTTGTTGAGCGATGCCACTTGCATGTTATTACGCTGGTTGGTGTCGCCTAAATTGACCCACTTGCCATTGACCCATGTTTGCTGAATAGCCGTAGCGGTCTTATCCGAAATAAAGCCTGCGACATCCGAACTCGTGTCTGCCATCTAACCATCTCCTTCACTGGTTGCTTCAATCGGTTTCACCCAAATGGCACCATTTTTAATTGTGTTGGTGGTGCTGGGGTCTTCATTGCCGTAAAAAAGTTGTGGAATGTTGCCTAGTTGTTCCCGTATTTTGTTCAATTCAGCTAGAGTGTTTCGGTTGTTCTTTTGGTGCAAGATCGAAGCTGGTAAATTATCGTAAGAAATTTGTGTCTGCTGGCTCTTACTAAAGGGGTACCAAGTGAAGCTCACTACGGTTACATCAGCGGAATAGGACATGGCTTGAATATTTAATCGCGCCTTTTCGCCTGGTATCGGTTGTTTATTACTATTTATTGTGATTGTCGTTGTGATAATCGGATCAACTTGCAATTGTGTGAGTGCATATTTACGCATGTCATCCGCAATCTTATAATCACCGTTGTTTAGATCAGCCATCGGGTGTAATCCCCAGTTGTTAATGGATTCTTGATCAGAAACGAAAAATGGCTGAAAGTAATAGGTCTCGGTGTTGGAATCAGTGGCAGTTTCATCAGCACTATCATCTGTTGAAGTATCAACCGTTGCCCCAATACACTTCACTTGATTATAAACACCAGTGGAATCAATTGCTAAATCAATCTCTGATGTATCGTGAAGGTAATCGATTCGTTTTTGAGACTGTTTAACAAAGGCATCCGCTGAATAAACATGAATGACCTTATTAACCCCTCTAATAACGGTACCTTTCCATGTATCAATGATCTTACTGGTCATGTCCGAGCCTGACCCATTGCCTAAATCTTGAATCTGTTGCTTATCAAAGTCGCCATGAACCGCATAGCTAAAGCCTAAGAAGTTAACTGAGCTATCGCTCAACCAATAATTAAGCACATCTTGCACGGTGTAAGTTAAGGTACCTGTTTGCACGTTATGCTGAAAGATTCGACTAAGTTCACTGTTAACATATTGGATAGCCGTCACCTGTGGTAGATTGACACCCGTTAATGTTGGTTGAATCTGTTTGACGACAAATAAATCACCGCTAAAAGTGATTAAGCTTTCAATCCCTAACGCGCTAAAGCTCGGTGAGCCGTCATCGTAAGCAGTAAATTGAATCTGATTAGTCTGATTATTCTCGTACTGATAGTTAAAAGTATTGGCTTCATAACAAGTCAGTGGGATTTTCTGATCGCTGTTGTGCGCTTGAATGAGGATTGTTTCGTCAAACTCGGCCCCATCATCGATTTCTTCATCAACTAGGGCTGGCGCTACCGCTTCATTGACCAAAATACAACCATGTCGCATTTTGAACTCTGGGCAAATAGTCTGTTGTCGAGTGCTCCAGGTAGTAAGGTCACCTTGATAAGCCGATTGAAAGACTAAGCCATCATTACTACTATCATCCGCAAATAATCGGACATTGTTCCCATCACGCAACATTTGGGGGCCTTCAATCCAATGACTGATGCCACTCTCTAATTGCCCATAATATTGTGGTGTCGGCGCAAAATTGACTTTTACTCGGTCATAGGGGCCTAAATAATTATCAGATTTGTAGATGTAGTTACCAGCGGTACTTAGGTAATAAACACCATCTTGAATATAGATATCAGGGTCAATATTTCTAACGTTTCCCTGTTGTCCTTCATTCCATGTGATTAACTGAGATGGCTCGCTAACTGCCCCATCGCTACTTAAATCAGCGACATACAACTTAAAATTTGCATCGGCATCAGTATTGGCACAGTAAACAATATGGCTATTACCAGCTAAATCAGTAAAGATTTCCGGTGCCCAGATGGTGTTAAAATCACCTAAATTAAGATCGAGTCCTTCAAACGTCACAAAATTGTAGTGCGGTATAAAGCATAGGTGCCAATAACGTAGTAGTAATCACCAATCTTTTTAACATTGATATCCCGTAAACTGCCTAACTGATCTGTAAAATATGCGACACTGTTCCAATTCACTAAATTATCCGAGTAGGCCATTGCGGGAACTGCATTCCACACGTTCTTGGGCGTTGGATCGGCATAGAAACCAAAGTATACATAACGGTGGTTGTGAATTGCATCCAAGGGTTCCAAACTACCAGCTCCTTTCTTGATTATTAAATATGTACGAAAAAAGAGACTGTAATAGCCTCTAATTCAGATAAATAAAGCGAAAATGGAAATCAATATCCAAATCCGCTGTACTAATTATTTTTATGTCATTGTAGCCAGGGACCAAAGTTAAGTACGTAAAATCGGTACTATTATTGGCTAGCTGACCATTTAAATACAAGTTGACCCCGTCCCACACGAGTTGATCCGTAGTGGTTAACGTTCCGTTATAGGCTACGTAGTTCCCCGTTGTTGCATTCTCAATCCTAACTTGACCAGTCGTATTCTTAACGATGACCTGTAGGTCATGATGCTGTATTGGGTCCACGGTAATGTCACTAGCGTTATAAATTTGAAATGACCTGGTCGCGTTGTATTCGTATTGAAGTGACCGATTCATGGGGAGATTCATGCCCATTTGCCATAGCCCGCTATCATAGTCCATCACATCATCTGAATAGCCTAGTGAGTATTTTAAGCCACTCGGATTATCGAAAGGGAATTGTTATGAGCGCATAATTTGACCGATCTTGTGTCGGAGCCACCGTAAAATTACCCGCATAGGCATATTTAACAATGGCGGGTTCGGTATCGGTTCGAATTCGATATAACCCTTTTTGCGCAAAGAACTTCGCCAGCGTATGTTTCTTCATCTGATAGTCATACCAATCAGTATACTTGAGTACAAACTTCGCATTAACCACATTTTGTGCTCGCTGTTGAAAAGCGTATGCAGCTCCGTCTAAGCCGTCATCAGTACCGTAAGTGTTTGTTAGCACAGAATCGCTATCATCTTGTAGAAAGTGAAAATCACTAGTAACATTCTCGCAACTAATTTCAGTATCACTTCCTGGTGGCAGTAAATACATTGTTGGTTTTAGCAATCAATTCCACCTCCTAACTGAATGATTGAAAACTGGCTATGCCCTGATCTGTCGCCGTCTTTCGATATGCTACATTCTCGTCATATCCTACAATTCCTTTTGTAGCGGCAATCTGGTCAGTCCCTAAACCAACCAAAGCAGCTAGATAGGACTTAACTGATTTTAGTTCAGCAACTACGTCGGCATTATTTGTTGTAACATTTGTGGAGTTGGTGCCACCACCACGATAGTAATCAACAACCTGGCCTAATAATTGCCAAGCTCGCGAACTTGACATCGTATTCAACGGAATGGCCATTTCGGCACCAGCCTCGCCAAAGATACTTGGTGTTGTGGCAATTCCGCCGTTGGCATACCATCCAACACGTTTATGGAATGATTCAGCCGCCATTGCTGTACCATAACGACCTTTGATATAATTCACCATCCACTTAATTTGAGTAATGGGATTATCTTTCCAGTCTTTGCCAGCGCTTGCTAACTTGCTTGCAGGTAATGACTGTGGAATCCCATACGCTCCTGATGACCCATTGCGTGCATGTGGATTCCATCCCGATTCGGCATTGATAAGCCATGACATCGAACTAGTCCATGAATCAGGAACACCAGCTTGCTTGAGCCAATGCAAATGGTCCCCTGTAGCTTTAGGGCCTGATGCATTACTGTCTAAGGTATTATTTAACGTATTAAACATTTTTTTAACCCATTTAACCGCATCATTGGCTAATGTCTTCGGAAAGCTAGTCAGAATATCATTTGCTAGGCTGATCTTGCTAGAAGTGTTGCCTAAGAAATGATTAAATAATGATTCCATGAACTCAGCTGGCTTCTTTAAGATATCCTCGGTGTCGTCTAAGACGTCCTTAGCACCATTCCAGAGCCCACTAAAGAAGTCACCCACACCACTGGCATAGCCTGGTAAATGCATCGCCTTGGCTAATTGTGCAGAACTATCACCGTTTAACACGCTAGTGCCTTTAGGCAAGGGTACAATCATATTTTTTACAGCTGGAAACATACCGATTTGCCCATTTGGCAAGTGGTACATTTCACGATAATTAGTACCGTTGCCGTCATTAACCAGTGCTAAGCCACCTTGATGAGTGTCCTTAGTTCCTTGAGCGTAACTAGGCATAGGAATTGACCAGTCGCCACTAATCTTACTTGCGCCAACCTTATCAAGTACCCAATTAATGCCTTTTTCTAATCCCGACAGCATATCGTTAAATGGCTTAATGATGTCTCTAACCAAGTCCACGAAGTGTTTATGAATAGAAGTTTTGGCGTTTGACACAGTGTCACCAATGGCTTTCATTTTATCCTGCCACCATTTGACCATGTCGCCCAGACGTCCACCAGTCATGTCGTTGAGCTTGTTATACATGTCTGAGAAAATACTGTGAACGAACGCTTTGATTGAGTTAGAAATGTTTTTAAGGTCAGTACCAACCTTGCCCCATTTTCCAGTCGTTACATCATGCCAAGTTTGTGTGAAACTGTTCAGCACATCATAACCGGATCGAAACGTTGCTTTATGATCATTAAACATCTTAACAGCTGTTTTGCGGGTGTCGTTAGCCATATTGCCAAACCAATTACCAACGTTATGAGCGCCAGACTTAGATGCATTGGTTACGTCGGTCCAACCATTCCTAAATATTGACTTAGTCCCATTCCATAAATTCGACAGATTTTTGCCTGCAGAAGTTACTAGATTACTAATGAATCTGCCAACATCTTTGACACCTTTTGACGTAGCTGTCTTGGCCTCGTCCCAACCTTTTTTCATATTTCTGCCCCACTCGGCAACCCACTTAATTGAACCTGTAAAGACGTTTTTAAGTGTATTGCCGAGCTTATTCATGGCATCTCGGAAAGTTTTGGAGTGCTTGTACAGTTCTACTAGTGCCACACCAATCGCAACAATTGCAGAAGCCACGGCAATAAATATATTGGCTTTCATAGCAACATTTAACGCTTTTTGAGTTACTGCAGTAGTCTCGGCTGCAGTTGTATAACCCTTTAATGCAATCACCATGCGACTAAGCCCTAAGCTAAATGCTGTTACACCACTCATGACCTTCTTAACGGCAAAGGCACCAATTAACGCCTTACCGAAGGTCGCTACAGCCGTTTGATGCTTAGCCATAAAATCAATTAGAACAGCTGTCTTAGTCGCTAATTTGGCAATCCCTTCACCAAGCTTTTCTACCCCCGCTTGAGTTTGCTTATTGTTTAGCGCTTTATTAAGGCTAGTTAACCCAGTAGCAGATGTTTCAACTAATGGTTTCATCAGTGCTTGCCGTGTATCAGCCCAAGTTTGTTGCATGTGTTTCATAGCACCCGCAGATGACTTATCAAATTCAGCACTATTTTCTTTATAGTCTTTAGAAGCTTTCGTTAGTATCTGGTTAAATTGTGTACTAGTCATCTTACCTGATGATACCAGTTGAGAAAATGCTTGCTGTGACATACCACTAGCCTTTTGCAAGGCGGTGGTTAAGCCTGGCGCTGATTTTTCAAGCCTCCCTAAACTACTACTAGTGACTGTACCTGCCGATTCAATCTTAGACAAACCATTAGCAAAGGCATCTGATTGGCTCTGGCTCAATTTGAGTTGATCAGATAAACTCCCAACTCCTTTAGACAGTGCTTTTGCTTGCTGAACTGAACCTGTAGTCGAATAAAAACGAGTAACTAAATTACCAACAGCAGTCGCTGATAAATTAGTGTTCTCTTTGAGCGATTTAACAGCTAATCCTAACGAATTAACATTGCTCGTTGAGGCACCCATATTCTTCCATTTTTCGCTCATTTCAGTAGCGACTTCGGCTGATTCATAACCAGCTTTAACCGTTTCACCAATATCAAAAGTGAGCATACCAAAAGCATTGCTTAACGTGTTACCAAGAAAACTCCCTTTAATAATGTCACCGAGATGGCGGGACTGCTTAGCAGTCGCTTCCTCGGCCGTTTTGAGTTGAAGCACTTTATCCCGCATACTCAAAAAATAGGCATTGGGTTGCTTTCCCATCGATTCTCGTAACTCATTAGTCTCGGATTTAGCCTTAGCCATAGCAGTCGCCGTTTCATCAACACGTATTTTTTGATTAGCTATCGCTTCGTTATCTTTGTTTTGTGCTGATTCAAGCCGTTCTAATTCTGCTACTTGCAAATCGTATTTTTCGTTAAGCCTGCCAAGGCCCTCGGTTAGACCGTTAAGCTTGGTGCGGTTAGCTTCATCTTCATTTCCTTCGGCTTTTAAACGTTCAACATGTGCCTGCATAACTCTATTGTTATTTTCATATGCCTGTTGAATTTCTACCAGACCGGATTTCTGATAGTCTAATGAATCCTTAGCACGGTCTTGTTGTGCCTTTAATGATACAATTTGAGCTTCCGTTTGATTGATTTGTCGTTGATATTTTTCATAGTCTTCCGCGAGCTTAACTGTAGCTGGTGATAACTTGTCTTGTTGTTCAGTCAACTCTGAAATCTGTGTTCCAAGTTCCTTAAACTTTGATTTGCCTTCATCAGTTGTCTGATCTAAATCCGATTGTTTACTCTTTAGTTCATCAATTTTATCTTTTAACTCAACAAACTTTTGCGCATCTTTGGATGTTTCCAGTCCCAAGTCGGATTGCTTATCCTTTAAAGCGTCCAGCTTAGCTCCTTGGGCCTTAATGGAATCACCAAGTCCTTCTACTTTAGCCTCGTATGCACCTACGTAGTCACCAGCTGACTTTAATGCCGCCGTTTGCGCTTTCCATGCCGATTGATTAGCTGAAACCACCTGAGTTAACGCCTTTAGATCAGTAGAAGCCTTCATGACATCTAAAGCCATTTCAGTCGCCATTACATTGGTTACTTTTGCCATTTAGTGAGCACCTCCTTTCTAGTTTGATAAAAAGTCCAACGGATCTTGGGGCCGATCCTCTGGCTTACGAGCTGCTAGAACCTCACCCATGCGGAAGAAGTCCTCACTTTCATATTGATCGGTACCCCAATGGAGCTGAATTAGTGCTTGCTGCTCGGCATAATCTGAATCCTCTATTTTATCTTGCAAAATATGGACTCGTTCATGCCAATTTACTTTTTTGGGTCTTCTTTAGCTCCCTCTTCGATTTGCTTGTCAGTTAGTCCCATGATTCTTTGACAAATGTATGAAGCAATCTCAATAGTTTCTGCGGATTCTTGATCCTCAATCATGTCTGCATACTTACCTTTGAGATTAAGCACTTCCTTGACAAAATTAACTAGGGCGTCCGTTAATTCTAGTGCCTCTTGAATTTGATCTTCTACCGGTTTGCTGTTAATATCATTGACTTTAGCCATCTTTAGCTGGGTGGTGTAAACCTTGCGCATGTTCTTGTTAGATTGTTTTACTTGGTACTTGTGATGTAGCTGCTTAATATAAATTTCCATGTTTAATCACTCCATTTTTAAATTTTATGTATACAAAAAGCCGCCCCACTAGGTATTGTGACTTTCTCAGGCGACTTAGATATTAATCTATGCAGTGGCTTTGTTAATCGTGAAGTCCAGGGTAGTATTATCTGTAAAGGTAACCGTTGCCCCCGTAAGAACCCCATTTTTGTCTTCGTTCAATGTTCCTGCTTTAATTTGTTTGGCGTCACTACCATCTTTACCAGGATCACCAGCGTCTCCCTTCGGGCCTACAAATGATCCTAATAATACTGCCTTGCCGGATTGAGACTGGTATAAATCGCCCTTAACATCTAACACTAAGGTGCCTTCCGGTTGCGTTAATGCTGCCCCAGACTGAATATCAGTATCACTAAAATTGAACACCATTCCGTTTAGTTTATCAGCGGTAATTGTGTCGCCGTCTTTCCATGTAATTGGGTTAAAAGCCATAATAAAAATCCTCCTATTTATTTTATTGTTGTGTTTCAGCTAACGTTGCGTCCCCTACTAGCGCAGTTCCAACTTTCGGGGCTACGGTTTTGGGTCTGATGCCGCTACATAATCCGGGAATAAGTCCTTGAACATCGCATCTTCACTAAACCCATCAGCCGTACTAAGGAAGGTTTTATACAACTTCCCGCCAATGTTATCATCCGTGATGGCTGCAAAGGTTAACGCATCCGTGGTGATGTTCTTTTTCGATGTATCATCAGACTTGAAGTCTGGATCACCGAGAGTAAACGAGCCACTCGGGAAAGCATAATAAACAAAGACTCCCGGCATCCGCAAACTAGGTACTTTAACAATTACCGCTCCCAGTGGCACCGACCCGTCATCAGCGTAGCCTAATCCGGAAGCCGAAACTCCGGTCAATTTATTTTCAATGTCGATTGGCAAATCATTCACTGTCAGAGCTACTGTTGGGGCCGTGGGATCACTGTAAACGTACTGAATTGTATTATTTCCAGTAATTTGGGCTTGCTTACCTTGGAGCCCTGTAATTTTAGCCTCTGCAACTCCCAAAGCTGAATGGTCTAATTCGTAAATACCATTAGCAGATAAGCCTTTCGTAGCATCTGCAATCAGTTTATTTGTATCACTATCTTTAAGTGCCAAAAAAGCACCTGCAATACCATCAAATAGCATTTAACTTCCTCTTTTCTTAATTTTCTATTTCTAAATAGCCAAAATAAAAGGCCGCAGACATTTGATACGTCTTGGGGTCCACGGTGTGCGGGTGAATATCTTCAACCGACCAATTATTATTTTTAAATAATTTAATCAAACAAGCCTCAAAGTCACTCGGATCGTCATTATCCAATTTGTAAAATACTTGAACTTCTACTTCTTGAAAGAAACCGTTAATCTCAGCATTGCCATATAATTCTGGCTTGGTACTTACATCAGTTACTAGAATAATGGTGTCATCCGTGTTTTCGACTTCCGTGGTCGGTAAATTGTTGGTGTAGGTGGTAAGGCCGTAATTAGCACTATCAATTACCCCTTTGGCGCGTAGCGTCGCTAACACTAGATTCCATCTTCTTTCTCTTTATCTAACAGCTCTTGATACTTATCAAATTGAGCTTGAAGTACCTTTTCCTGAATTTTCTCATCATTGATTAAATTCGTGACGAAGTGATCCCCTGGTCTCGACTTAGTACCATCATTCAGCCGCATCGCATTCATGCCGTGGTAACGATTTTTGAACCCGACTGTCGACTTGCCATTCTTAGTGCCATCAATATCACTGTTCATGTAAGAGATTCCATCCGCCATATGCCCATAGACCTTATCGTCATGGCTAGAATAATGTTTGTCACGTGTGACTGCTTCCAGTTCTTTCTCGAACACTTCGGCCCCTGCTTTCGTAATCTCTGCTCGTCGTAGAACGTTGATATCTACCGCGTTCTTATGAATCATCTCTAACCAATCGCCTAGTTGATCGGCCATATCTTTAGTCTCTGCCATATTAAGCACCTACTTTTTTGTTGGCAGTCAATGTCAAATAATCATAAGCATTAATATCAAATTGATCGTTAGCACTAAGGCTTGATATCTCATATTCCGTACCGTCAATCTTGACCAACATGTTTTGACTCACTTTAGGATTATGCCTAATGGCAATCACAATTGTGTCTGCATTAGAAACCTGCTGCGCTAGATACTGCTGGGTTAACGACCGCGTTACAGGAGCGTAATGCAACGTGAAAGCAAACTGAGGTTTTGGAATATTGACACCAGCACCAGTGGTGGTATTACCTTGCTTTTCAAATTGAGCTACTTTATTAAACTGACTGGGTAGAATTCGTTTGGTCATCCGGGTGCGCCTCCTCATATGCTTGTGCGTAAAGACCGCGGAGTTGACCGATAATACTATTTAAAGTGAGGTCAATATCATACGTTTGCGTATCAGACATCGCGATCCGATACTGATAATACGTGCCTGCTAGTGACATCACGGCAACTTTAAATAGTGCCGGTACACTTGTGCTATCATCCGTGTAGAAAGTAGTGATATCCGTGCCCACGGCGTTTTTAACATACTGTTCAGCCGCGTCAATATAGGCGCTCATGAGCGTATCAGAATCGTCAATGTCTAAGTTCATCATGTTGCCGACGTCTGACACTGATACAACGCTATCTGCCATCTCATCACTTCCTTATCGCCGCCCCGTTAGGTACTGTGTATTTCTTAGGCGACTTAACTTTTGTTAATTTAAAGTGTGGCTTCCCCTACTACGGCCTCACCGACCTTCGGGGCTATGATTTTGGGGCAGCAGTAAAGTTAGCCGTTTGATCCGCAATAGCCGAGAATGAGCCAATTACAGCTGCTTCATCATCCACTAATTGTGTGTCAAAACGATCAATTGAACGAATGGCTGTTTGATTACGATTGAAGGCCCGATCAGTTTGTGTCGAAGTCAGCAGTTGCATTTGCTGACGGTCAAAAATCGTAACTAGTTCTTTGAAATTACCAAAGTAAAATGGATGCGTCCCAGTTGCTACATCTGGTAACCAAGTATCTTCAACCCAATTAATCGGATGACCGTCAAGCTGGAAAGTAAATGCTGACTGCGTAACATCCGGTTTAACTAAGTAATCACCCATGGCATTCTTAACCTTACGCAAAGCGAGAAAACCTGACTTATTGGTCAGAATAGTTGAACTACCAATTAAAGCAGAATCAAGGCTGTACATCGTGTCGAAAATATCATCAAACTTAGCAATCGTAGCTTTTTTAGTGGCACTAGGAAGTAATGACAAAATGGCGTTGTTGCGAGTAACTACATCCTTACGCGCAATATGCGTGTTTAACCATTCTAAAATATTTTCAGCAGAATCGTTCAACAAATCATTAGCTGCATAGAATACATCCAAATAATCGGCAATCTTGTAACTGATTGTTTTGATAGCTGGGTAGTCACCTTCAGCTGCATCCGTGTTTTGATCAGTAATTTTGGTGGCTGGTGTAATGGTTGAGAACTTTTCAATGTTGCGTGTTCCTGTTAGAGTGCTGACAGCTTCAACATTCACTAGTGATTCTAGTGATGCGTACTGACGGACTAATTGTTTAATCGCAGTTTGCTGATCATCAGGAATGGTTAGACCTGCTCCTGATGTAGTGTCAGTAGTACCGTCAGAACTGACCATGTTATATTTGTTGGGATTACGCATCATGTCCTTGACTTGATCGACAAATTTTTCCTTACTGTCTTTCTTATGAGAAATTGCCACACCCGTTGGGACTGCATTAGTCTTAGCGGTCTGAACCTTTTGGTCTTCAACTGCATCGTCGTAAGCTGACTTAGCAAGATCGCGAACACTTTTAGACTTGTTCAAGTCATTGTTAACCGTGCTAACTTCATCTGCTGTATATTTGCTTGGATCAGCAACCAATTCAACTGCCATCATTTGCCGTTTGTCTTGTAAATCGGCAACCTTTTGGCCTGCGTTAATCCATGCATCGTGTAATTTACTTAATTCCATTACTTATCACCTTTTCTTTGTCTTCGCCAAACAAAATAGCCAATTTGCTCTTCCTTACAGAATCCGCAGATTGACTATTGTTTTCGGTTTTATTTTCTTTTGCATTTAATGGCTCTGGCTTTGCCGCTTTTCTCATCAACGTTTTAACCTTGGAAATCATATCTTTACTGAATAATGAGCCATTTGCGATGTTGGTCACCGTTGCTGGTTGTTTCGCAAACATAACTTCGTCCGCAAAACCTTGTTTAACGGCATCTTGTGCATTGATCCAAGTTTCGTCAGACATCATTTTATAAATATCTTGCACGCTCATGCCCGTCTTTTCGGCATATACATTGGCAATTCCTTGATCAGTTGAGTCAAGCCCTTGCAGATCACTGGCCAAATTGTCTGCATTGCCTTGTGACATGGTTGAAGCTCGATGAATCATCATTTGACCCGTTGGTGAGATCTTCACGGTATCACCTGCCATCGCAATAATTGAAGCTGCTGATGCCGCTAAGCCCACAATATCTACTTCCACATCACCGACATAATTCTTTAATGCCGTGTAAATTTCAGAACCAGCGAACACATCACCACCCGGTGAATTAATTTCAGCTGTTACTGGTTGCCCACTGGCATTTTTAAGCACTGTGGCCACATTCGTTGGGGTTACTACAGTATAACCAAAGAATTCATATACTTCGGCATCATCGTCACTTGATACAACACCTTTAATTGGCACTGTTACCATCATTATCACCACCTTTATCATTTGATTGAATTACCACCTGTTGAGTCGGTTGCGTTTTAGCTTCCGGCATATCTGCTGGGAAATATCCATCATCCTGCAACAGCCAATTAAATTGGTTATTAGCAAGTCCTCCATTCTTCACCATGGCCGCAAGATTTGCCGCGTAATCATCACCTAGCGGATCGATAGCTGGCCTAATGTTAGCTGTCACGGTTGCTGATAGTTTATTGTCTAGCTCACTAACAATCATCTGGGCATATCGATTAAGCGTATTGGCATAATTACCCTTGATTTGATCAAGACTAGATTGTTGGTCGCCGGTGCCATTTAAATAGCTATCTGGTACTTGGTAAACTTTGGCAACCTGTGTCGACGTCCAATTGACCGACGATAAGAGACTAGCTACGTTCGAATTAATCTCAAGTGGTGTCCAGTCTTCCAACCCATCAATTACAATTGGCCCATTATTTGAAGCAGCCATTTGTCGCATAAACTCACGAGAATGTGATGCTTTTATCTTCCAATTAATTAAACCTTTATCGTTATTGATCTTCAAAACACCGGGCGATGTTACCGATTGTGAGAGCGCATTTTGGGTTAACTTGTTTGATAAATCTTTAATGTTGATTTCACTAGACAATGCTGACAGTGGACTCATGCCTGTTTTACCACCATTTTTACTATATAAACGCAAATGAATCATATCGCTTTGCGGTACATTGTTTAAGACACCTAATTCAGGTTCATCAAAACTAATACTGTAGGTAAGTCCTGAACCATCTTCTAGTAGGAAAGCGCTAACTTGTGACGGACGCAAATATTCCCATCTCAAATCAATCCCATTAATATTACGCCACCGATAGGCAAATGCTTCACCATTTAACAGTGCTTGCATAAACATTGATTGCCAAAAGCCACGCGAATTAGATGTTGAGCTTGGTGCATCTAAAATATTTTGTGCTCGTGGTTTATTGGCCTTATATTTAACGGTGGCTAAGTCGCCTGATAATTGGGTCACTACCGAATAAATATCTGAATTTTGTAAGGCAACATCAGCACTCACATATTGAGCGTCGGTTCCATTGTTGAAAATGCTCATAAAGTTAGCATCGTTTAGCGAATAGGCTTGTTTGCTACCGGATAACGCTTGAAACTTGCCTCTTAAAATAGCCATTATTGACCACCACCTTTAGTAGCTGGCAAATCAATTAATAAGCCAAACATGAGCCACAAAATCGACAGGAAAACCATTCCTGGAATTAGACCAAACAAAAACGCACTAATTGTGCCGAAGATACCGGCTAGTGCGTAACAGATTGCATCATTATAGTGTTTAATTGCCATTAATAATTTTCTAATTTTAAACATCTCCATCTGTCATGCCCGATTCTGAACTAGTCAGCCATGCTTCAATTTGTTCCGTTGTCATTCTGGACACTTCTTGTGACTTGTCATTAACGATCCCGTAGTCCTCAAAGTGGTACATACCTTGATATAGTGCATCAATAATGGCATCAACCACATCAATTTTCATCGTAGCTTGTGCTTTATCCACTTGAATACCGATTTTATCTTCAATAATTCTAGCGTTCAGAAGTGCTTTGACCATGATTTTGTCATCTAACCGGGTAACCGAGCTTTCCACAAATATTTTTTGCAGAAATTTAGTTGGGTCTTTTAATTCACTAGTTCGCTGCCTAATGGCCTCCAAAGGATAACTAGTATTAATTTCCATTTGTTTAATCGCTGGTGTTGCTCCCCAGGCATCATAGCCAAAGAAGATAACTTTCAAATGATGCCGCTCTATATATTCCAGCAGCCACGTGTAAACCTGCTCGTTGTTAATCAATCCTTGTGGATGGCTAGTGATCGTGCAATAGCCCTGTTTAGCTAGTTCACGATAATTAATACCATCTTGTTTTTCCTTAATATCAATTGAGCCTGCTTTTTGCCAAGGAATGAAAGAATGCTGTTCAACGTGCCATTTCTTTTTACCGTTTTCAATATATGGGTAGATAAATGCAAGAGCAGTATTATCACTGAACATGGAATAATCAAAACCAATATATACTTGGCGATTATCTCTATCAAAATCACTAATAACGGCACGTTCAACATCATCTAATGTCAAGAAACTATCAACCGACTGCTGGGTCCATACGTTCATTGACTTATTTTGAAAATCGATCACATTACCAGCCAACAAATCATTGTCACGTTCGTTCTTAATATCCAAAATCAATTTGTCATGTTTTTCAGCCATTCCTAATAGTGGGTTGCTCTTTTCCCAGGTTGCTGGCTTATAGATTTCATCTTCCGAATCTTGCGACCAGTTAAGAACTAGATAGTTCTCACCTTCACGTTTATAATCGGCTTCCATTTTAGCAACAATTCTTTGTTCATCTTGACGAAAAGGTACGGTTGCATCGGGATAGGCCGTCGCAATCTGAATAAATTGCTTGTTGGTAACATCAACCTGCCCAGACGTGATCTTAGATGTCTTTTGATTATCCGCCACCTTCGGGTCCGCAAATTCATCACCAATGGCTGTTTTAAAGTGAAACGAATCATATTGTCCGGACTCATATGTCACTGCCAAAATTTTGCTAAATGTTTTAGGAGAAATGATAATATCAGATTGTGACGCCAACGACTTTTGATTAATATCTAAGTCATCGATTAAATCTTTAAATGGATCTTTTTGTGCTAGATCAATCAGCATCTGTTTTACATAACTCATCAATTGGCTGGTTTGCTTAAAATTAATTGAGCTCACTAAGAATTGTTGACTAGATTCACCCAATGATTCAATTAAATAGCTATATAAAGTAATAATTGACATCAGATAAGTTTTCCCATTGTGCCGCGCCACTGAAATAATGGCTCGCGTAAATCGCTTATCATCGTTTTCATTGCGCCAGCCAACCAACATCGCCAACACGAATTTTTGCCACCCCATTAATTTAACTGGCCGCTTAGTTTTGATCTCTGGACAAATTGAAGCAAATCTCAAAATCTTGGTAACTTCGGTTGACGAATAATGATATGGGAATTCACTAGTATTCTGACGCGATAAATCTTGTAAGTGGCGGAAGCAAGCTAACTTAATATCATATCCTGCCATCACTTTACCGTCTAAAACGTCAAAACAATATACGGTGCCTGCATCTGTATATTGGCTTCTCACGTTAGCATAATCAATACTTCGATATGCTCCAATAACATCATGTGTTTGCGTTAAATCTATTTTCATCATTTATCACCCCCAAAGAAATCTTTCATCTTATCTGTGGCCGATTTCTTGCTTTCGGAGCTTTGGACTGTTTTAAACAATTCTTCACGCGACTTTGGCGATAATCCGAGCTGGATTCCTAATGTACTCATGTTTTTGGTGGCTTCTTTTAGCCGACCAACTGCTGGATTTTGCTTCCAACCGGTAAAATCCTCACCAATTATTTTTCCTTCGCTATTTTGTAAAGAACGGTATACTTTTCGCTGTGCGCCCTCGTCTATCAACGTTTTATACGCATCGCGATACTCTTGATATTGGGTGCAATAGGATTCAACTAACATCGAATCGATCCGCTTAACCCGTTTTGTTTCCTCTAAAAAAGGCACAACTTTGCGCCAACACTCCTTAGCAAGCGGTTCTAAATGTTTCGGTGGATCATATGATAAATGACCGTCATTTTGTTGATAAAACGGCTTTTTGGGCATGCTTTTGCCTCCTTTTTGTAAAGATTATGCATGTTTTTTGCAGTGAATACCCCCCCTACCTAAAAATTTTCAAATTGGTTGCGCCTCACGAGCTCATTCATGTGTGTGTGCTCTTTTCGTCTTTCATAAGGGGGGCGGGGTTAATTTTTATTTGGTTTTAGTAATCAATTGACCATTAATTTTTAAACACGCTCAAAACGGCTTATATTAACTCTCATGGCATTGGCTATTCATTAACATACTTATTTGGATAATATCATTGACGGGTTTTGCATTAGTAAGCACATTGCCATCACCTGTGCCATAGTATTGGCGCTCCCATTCAGTCTTTTTATGATGACACTGACGGCAGATCACAGCAAGGTTATCAATGTCTGCTTTGCTTACTGGCTGAACTTCCACTGGTACAATATGATCAACCGTCTTACTGTTTGGTGTGAGCTTTCCAATGGCTTGACAGTAACAACATAAGTAATGATCTCGGTCTAACACTTGTTGGCGCAGATGGGACCACTGTCTAGTACGATAGAAACTATATTGTTCCTGCTTAACCTCACTACGATTACGTGTGACAGTATTATAAATGTGTGTCTTATGCTTATCACGTTGATTACCGCGTGACCACTTCTCACGACTTGCCAAGTATTCTGCTTCATGCTCGTAGTGTTCACTGCAATAGTGATCTGGTAGTTCCACCATCTGATGGCATCCTGGCTGACGACACCTGCGTACTCTAGGCATCTTCATCATCCTCAATGATGGCCAGTCGTGTGTTAGGCTGCTTCAATAGTTCTATTGTTTTAGAATTTGCGGTCACAAAGGAGTAAGCAAATATATGATCACCAACATTGAGACCACTAAACTGATCATTCTTAGGTAATTCATGAATCTTTGGATGATCTGTAATACCGTTTAAAGCTTCCTTTAAATCATTGATTGACTTAATAGCATCAGCAGTATCCAGTTTGACGTTCACAGCCATATCAGCATTAACATGTGACTTAGGTAGTTCGCTATCATCCTTATAGTCCAATGCTGACTCCGTGTAATGTTTTACAGACCAATCGTTCTTAACATCTTTTTCAATATATTGAACATCAATATTCTGACTAGGATTGCTAACAGCAGTTCCGGTATTGTAATTAAGCAGTAGTTTCTGAACAGCTCTATTTGTGCTATCAGTTAAATTTTTTCCATCAACATATACTCGCGGATAATCATTGATTGTAGGAATATCAATTCGGATATGTGGTGTGCCGTGTGAAGCGTCCTTTAACTCATTAATAGACTTAACCAGTTCAGCAGTATCTAACTTTATGTTCGTAACCATATCAGCACTAACATAGGGCTTAGAACATCTTTCAGAGTAATACTTTGACAATTCTTTTATGCCTGAGTTAAGAAGGCTTATCTCTCTATCTCGATCAGAGACATCAAGCTTTAGCTTATGAACTTTAAGCTTTAAGTTATCAATTTCAGCTCTCTTGTTAAACATTATTTACGCTCCTTCTTTTAACGTTCCTTAATCTAATAAACTATCCCATAGATAATCAATGTGATTAGTACAATGGTCCATAAGACTGCATAGAATCCTACATAAATAATTGCTGAGCTGAATACTAATAACCAATCCCAATTAATCGCACCAGCTAATCGCGCACCTGTAAACATTGCTGTGAGAATTATTACTAACCATTTCATATTTTTTCCTTTCAAGCGTATCTTTTGATAAGCTAAATACATATTTGTTATTCTAATTATGTACACATACTACATTTTCAACAAAGGGAGATTCATTTATGACTCAAGAGGAAAAGTTTGAGAGCAAAAAGGATCAATTAGCTGGTAAGGCTAAGGAAGTCGGTGGAAAAGTGACCGGTGACAAAGAATTGGAAGCTGAAGGAAAATCTCAGGGTGTGCTTGGTAAAGCTAAGGAAAAACTTGGCGATGCAAAAGATACGGTAAAAGGTGCTACAGAAAGTGTCAAAGAAAAGTTGTCCGGTAATAAAGATTAATAGTTAATGTAACGTAGACGGAGTTTGTGTGGGTGCTCCGTCTTTTTTGTACACTTTTTTATGCAAACTAAAAGCGCCATGCTGTTTAGCACGACGCTCTCGTTCCCATCTTCTGTCAATTCCAGCAATCAAGTCACGCTCATACTGGCAACTGACCAATCCATAATCTGTGCGCTTAGTTCTTGATACCATATTGATCAGTCCTTTCTATGTAATTTCATATAATAAAAAACCAATAGTTTGATACAATAATCATGTATTCACATGTCAGCATATTCAGGAGGATATAATGTATTACAAACAAAATAATTTTAGAAAATTACCGAATAAATTATCTTTAAAATTAAAGACCATAAAAGATAATCACATAATTGTTGGCACCAAAATCACAATTCCTGTGTCTGAACTTTATAATAAGTACGTATATCTTGAATTACCCAGTCAAGAATTATTACAGTTAAATCAATCGATTGTGTATTTACCAGCCTCTTCTCGTGGCCAATATTCAAAAAGAAATATTATAGGCAAGACAGTTACTTTAAAAAATAAAGATAAAGTTGAAAAATCTTGGGCTATAGAGGGACCAAATTATGGAGACTATTCAAAAGGAACTCACACTGCCATAATTTCAAAAAAGGTTTTCCAAAAAGAAACTGAATTTCCAAAAAATTTATCTATTAAAATAACTCCGACTCAAATTAATAAAAGTGAAATAATGTTTAAATTTGAAATTAACAAGATATTAGACAAAAATTCTGATTATTTCAAAGACGACTTACTATTTTTTATAAACCTATTGCAAGAGAACGTAAAAGATATTGACGTATTTCCACTTGACAAAGAAGAAGACGATAATCTACAAAAAGAAACCGAATTTGTTGATTGGGAATTATTACCTTTTGGAACAAAAGATATCTTGAACCTAATTAGTAAAAAAATTAATAAATCTGATGTAAATAAGAAACAAACAACCGATCGAATCAAATTCTTTTCAAATCAAAAGTTGCCTATTGATCATTATATAAGCGGAACAGGTAGCTTTGATCGTTACTTTGGAATGTATTTGAAAAATGAAATCGTTATTCTTGAAGACTTCAATTATGGTAACGCAACTTATGTGTTTAACCAAAATTGGAAGAAATTTTCAAAAATGTCAAGAACAGATTTAATGCACCTAAAATCAAATGAAATCGAGCGGATTATTCATAATAATAACTGGTCAACTAGACTGAACTATATTATTAATTCATCAAATCAAAATTAGGCTTTATTTTTACAAGCAAATCATGTGAATACTTTAGCCCTGCCTTAAATCCTAGGTTCTTTTCCTGGGACCAGTCGGGGTTATTTTGTGTTTCATAAAATTTAACCTCCTGACTTAACAAATCAATGATAGACTCAATATCCATATTCTTATCCTCCTGACTAGAACGTTAGCTTTGTTATGTACAAAAAAAGCCGGCCTGGAAGTCGACTTGGAAAATATTTTCCGCTCACTTATTTAACGACGCTGATTATGACGTCCTATATATATGTACGCAAGCTCTAAACCTCTAAGCTGCTTGCACCGTAGTCTATTAAAATAACGGGTCGATAGCCCGATTGACTTCACACTGTCAATTGCGACTTGCTTTTTGATACACCATTTTGCTCTATCGAAGCGCAGGTTATTAAGGGACAAATGAGAGCTGATGTTATGAAGAATTTCAATCAAATGGCATCAGCCACATCTCAACTTTCTGGTATTTCACAGGTTATTTCAGTAGTTTAATGTCATTTCGGACAATATCAGTGGTAAGGATTTGCACCCTACATGAGATATGAGTATCTTTCGATCATATATAGTTCAAACTATACACGTCAACGCGTCTACCTATTTCGCCACACCAATACTACATTTAGCAAGCGAGGTTTCCATTCTTGCTTTACGCTTGGTCCCCCATATTCACGTATTATTACGTGATATTGTGCTACCAGACTTTAGCATTCCCACCGATTTGTAGGACCGTGAAACGCCACCTTATTGATCTATCTTAATCTTTCCATGTTACTAATTTACACCCTTTTTTAAGGCAAATAGTCCGATCATACTCCGATGTTTGTCCGACAAAACTCCGATTTTTATTTGTATGCTTTAATATCATCGTACATAAATGCCTCCGAAAACTCCATTAATGCCTTGGGTTTAACGTGATTATAAAACTGTGATTTCTGGTATCCAATCGTCATATAGACCATTGTGTCACTCATTTTTTGCAGGTATAACATATCTAATACTCGCTCACTAGTAGCACTGCAAGCATGGATTGCTTTGATGGACGCAACTATAATTTCATGAGCTGTAAGTCTCTGAACAATTCTGTCTTCCTGTGAATTGCCTCTACTAGGAGCTTTAGGCATGCCGTCCATTGAGGCTGCCTTTATTAATGATTCCCCAGCTATTCTTTCTAACCGAGGCAATTCATCTTTCAACAATCGTTTTACGTTTCTTTGCGTCTTCTCTTTGTCGATGTGGCTAGAAAAAATCGTTTGTTGTTCAAATAGTCCCAATTCTGACACCCCTTATATGGTATAATTTAGTTGACTTATAAATTATATTAATAATAAGTGTCATCTCCGCGCTCATCGTTTGGTGAGCGTTTTTTAGTGTCCATTTATAAAATTGATCACCCATGTGGTATGAAAAAAGATCAAGTAGATGACAATTCCAATGCAGCCGATCACAATTCCATACCCAATAATGCCAATAATGGCCGTTTTAATCTTCTCCCACATGATCTACTCCAATCTCATCAACCGTGAATCGGTCTACGTTAATTAGATATTTTTTCCCGTCGTCCCAATAAACATAATAAGCATATTTATCCGCAAGTGATCTATCAAAACTGACCACATTCCCCTGGTAGCCGTTTATGCGCATACAACTTTCAACAATCCTTCTCTCATCTGGCATTATTGATCACTCCCTTCAATTCTTAGCCCAGTAACCTGCACTTTGCCATGAATTCGAACACTATACTCTTCGGCTAGTTTCTTATCCGTAAAGGCCTTGATTGGCTGATCAGTGTAAACAACATAAATTGTGGATTCATCTGTCATTACGTGCTCCTCTGGGTCTCATTATTTCATAACTAATTGCTGTTGCAGCTTGAATCAACATAATGAGTTTTTCTTCGAATTCTTTAACATCTTTGAAGTTAATACATAACTCATCTTTATCCATATAGCAAAAATAATGCTTGGCTATTCGATTGCATAACTCATCTACTTCCTGATTATCTTCCTCGAAGCCATTAAGGACAAACTCATTTCGCATATAGCCATCATCTGAAATTGAATTATTATCAAGGTCCACATAAAACACCATATTATCGTTAATATGATCCAATGCCACCGTATCAATACGCAATATTCTAGGTTTTTCTGTCAAAACATTTTCAGCATAAAATTTAAATCGTCTCATTTATCATAGCCCCCAATTTTATACGGTCGTAAGCTTTGCACGTCTAGTGTGGTCTTAGCATGTTCCTTGGTATGTTGCGCCATGCGCCGCTTCTTTTTCTTGATTGCTGATCGTTTGTGTCCGTGCTTCATTCGTCTACCTCCAAGCCCACCAGTTCAATCCCAGTTACATAGTATTCCAACATTTCTAACTCATCTTCAACTCTACAACTCTCACCATCAGGACGATTCAATACCATGTAAAACCAAACATGATCACCAGCTGCATCTGTTCGAAAGTCAAACCCTGGATTTAATTTTTCATCTATTTCAATATCATCATCTACAATTTCTTCAAGAATTCGATTCATAACTTCTAATGGAGACGTATTTCCACCCATTTTTACTTTTAAATAACCAACATATTCATCAATTTGTAACTTAACTCGAATAGCCTTAGTAGACATTCCGTTAGTCACCTTATTAATATCATATTTTTTCATTTTCTACCTCCACCCATTCATATCTTTTATCCCAGTGCTGTATCTCCCACACTAACTTGGCCCACTCACTGAACTTAGTCCTCAAGTACTCGTATTCCACTCGATTACCGTCATCATCAATGTACATATAAACGTAACAATTAAGAATACTGGCCCAACGGCGCTGATAATAACTAGTCATCATAAAACTTCAAATCCTTGATTCGCTCATTGAGGTAATATTCATAATCCTCCATGGCGTTCAACTGCATACCGAGAAATGTATATTGCTCGTCTGAGATTGACGTTACCTGGCCAATCGTATGGTATTCATTCGCCACCTTGTTATAGAATTTTTTCAATCTTTCAATTTTTCCACTCAATTCGGACTTCTCAGTTTCTAGGTCTTTAATTACTTGTTTATTTGGTTTCATCCTGCACCTCCACCCGTTCGCAACCTTCTAGCCCATATTTCTTAATTTCGTCCATCGTGAATCGGATTCTTTTATCTGTTTTAGGCGTATCGCCGTAGCAAATAAGCCACGATAATGTATTGTTGATTTGATTCAAGTGGCTGCCATAAGGAATGCGGTAGTACATCCGATACATTTTAGGCACCGGTACAATATATTGCTTCTTAACCTCGGTCTTGTACCCGTATGCCAACGCGTTAATAAATTCGTCACAATGATCATCAATCCATAAACATGTTTCTTCTGAAAATAGTTTTCCGTTAGCCATATAAATACTAACTATTTTCATGGCATCCATAGCACTTTGAGATGCCTTATCAAGGTCGTTTTTAACGTACTCTGGAACCACAATCTGTTTATCATCTGATCTAACTTTATCAGCCGGATAATAGTCAACATCTCCTAAACAGGTTTCCACTTCAATGTCTGTCGAGTTTTCATTCAACGAATGTACTACTCCTTCAACATATACCTTGTCACCAATTTTCATTACATATCCTCCTATAATTTAATTTCGACATTCACTTCTTTAATCTTCCGTTCAACTTGCTTTTGAACCCGCAATCGCAGCTGTTCAGTGTCAATATGAACTGAGGCGGTGATCTCACTAATTTTGTCCTGAACCAGTTTTTTGATTTGGTCATTAACTGACCCGCTGTATTTGTTAAAAGCTTCCGTGATACCTTGTCTAACTGCTGTTGCAATTTTTTTATTAATCATCTCTTGAATTTCTTCGCGGTGGTTAAAAAGATATTGTTCCGTTGTCTTTTGTAATTGCTGCTTAGTTACAATTTCCATTTGTTTGTCTCCTTTAACCAGCTTCATTGCTCTCTAAATTAAACTTAGTTGTTCGCAAACTTGGCTGTTAAATACTGATTCATATCCCGCATACCGTCCCATAAACTTACTGAGATCTTTTGTGCTTGAATTGTATTTAAACCAACCGACGTTTGTCATAATCTTAATTGTTTCTCCATCAACGGGGAGCACACCAGAACAGCCAATATTGTGATTTAAAAAGTAGGCTTCAATATGTGCTGGCAATTTGATTGGTCTTGACATATGCGTTTGCTTCCTTTCTAACATTCATAATCCGATTGATTGTATTCTGCTCAGCCTCACCAAAATCTATATAGCCACGGCCATCACACCGAATACATCTATTTCCTGCATAGGGGTATTCTTTAGTCCCCAAACATGCTGGACATTTAATCTTTTGCATTTTATATGCCTCGTACATCTTTCATGTTTAAAAACGCTAATTGTTGACTTGCTGGCTTGGGCACCAGCCGGCTGATCAGTTTGTCATTGTACATAGCCTTTAATTCACTGACAGAATTGTTTGTTGTGATAATTGTCGATTTTTTGGCCGCATTCATCTCGAAGTTCACACGAACGTTAGCTACTCGATACATCAATGCCTGCATATCTCTGCGAACTGGCTTAATATCCTGCTTCATGCCACCCTCCGTGCCAAAATCATCTAGGATTAAAACATCAGTTTCTCGCATCGCTCGTTCAATACGTACTAGTCGGTTCTTCACATCGCTCAATTCATATTGCTGACCAATCAAATTAGCAAGTTCAGCAGTTGATACAAACATGCCACTTTGACCTTTATCAGATAAATAATCCATGATGGCCAATGCTAATGAAGTTTTACCGGTCCCTTTATCACCCGACATAATGACATTGAGTGGCGTTTTCTCCATTCTGATTGCCAACTGATATGCTTGCTTACCAAGCGCTTTAGCTAGCTCATGATTATCTTGTTTATCGACTTGCCAACTAGAAAACTGAAAGTGCAACGGAATATTGCCTCCTGGCCAAACTGACATTGCCGCATAAACTTTGATACGCTTGCGAGCAATCGCTTGCTGTGCTTGTTCACTTGTTCGCCGTTCGATCTCATCTTTTGAAGGCAAGTGCTGTTGATCAACGCCATGCTCTTTAGCAACACGATCAATGAAGGCTTTACTGAACATTCCTTGCGTCGCTTTCATTGCCTAAATAAGTCCTCCTTTGTGGTAGGATTTTGGTTGTAATACTCGTTAGCATCATTTAAATAGTTTTCAAAATTACTGGGTCTAAAAAGTGTACTAGGTCGTAGATATTCTTTTTGGTCAGTCCCCTTCCATTTTTTTGATTGGAACGTCACTACTTTTTCAATATCCGATTTGGTGTAACCATCATTTAGCCTGCCATTAACTTTGCGTCTATTACTCTCGATGTTTTCAAAATGTCTGCCAGTCTGTTCATTAAACCATTTAAAAAAAATATCGTAGTCGATTTGAGAACCTTTCATGGGGTCAGGCTTGCCTGACAATAATGTTTTGTTAGTCTCTGTTGTATTCTCTGGTAGTCTATTGGTATTGGTTGGTCCCGTTGGTCCCTTTGGATTGGTACTATCAGTCCCAATCGTTGGTACTGTCGGTCCCAATGCTCGACCCAAATTGTCTAATGCGTCATAGTCGATTCTGTACCACTTCGTACGATCAAATTTGGCTTTATTATAGTTGCCAGTAATCAGCAAACCACGATTTTCTAAATCTTTTAAATAGCGTTGAACCGTTTTTTCAGACAACCACGGGAACTGTTTTTGCCAATCAGAAGCGCTATTATAAATCCATTTGTTTCCGTCTCTAATATTCGTTGATTTGTTCAACCAGTAATGAATTTGCTGGATGATAATAGCTTTATCAGAACTTTTTAACTCATTAGCTAGTGACGGTAACACTTGAAGCGGCGGCTCTGAAATCAACAAATTACTCATACTATCACTCCATTTCTATCTTATAAATTTTTGATCTGTTTGAACTTGCGTGAAAGTTCATCGGAATCTAAATGCGTGTAGATGGTGGTGGTTTGAATGCTGGCATGGCCCAACATCTGTTGCAATTCGGTTGAATCTCCACCGTCCGCTATGAATTGCTTGGCAAAATAGTGCCGCAGTGAATGCGGATAAACCTTAGTCTTGTCGACCATTGCTTTAGTCGCACACCGTTTCAAAGCTTGCCGATAATGGGATTGTGTTTTACCAAAAATAACCGCATCATCATTTTTCAACGCGACAAATGTTTTCAGCTTTTTCTTGACGAACCCTGGAATCCCAATAATTCTGGTCTTGCCTTTATTATTCACAATCACATTTTTTTGATATAAATCCTGTTTCTTTAGCCGGCATACTTCACTGATCCGTAACCCAGTATTTCCAATGGTCAGAATAAACAAATTAAGTTCTCCACTTGAATGTTTAAGCAATCGTCGGTACTCGTTCTGGTTGATTGAAGCACGATGACTATTCGACTGTTGCCGCAACATTTTAAGCTTCATGTCATCTTTATGCTGCCAAGTTAGAAAAATGTTAATGGTATCAATTTTATGATTGATGGTGTCCAACTTATATTGTTTAGCTTTTAAAAATTGCTTGAACTTAATGAGATCATTTTTGTTCAGATGTTCAACCGTGTTGTCTTGCAAGCCATTTGGACAATTGATTCAGTGTGACACGATAATTTTTAATAGTATTTTCTGCCAATTCATTTTCCATACAATACAAGAGATAGTCCTCAATATTCATATCATTCAAATGATCAACACCCCCTTAAAATCGTTGCGAATACTCTGTATAATCGCAACCAACTAATATCTCGCTAGACGTCTGATATACCAACCGTTACAAGCAATATTTACTCACACCCTTTTTTCACTACTAAAATCAGTAAGTATAGTATGTTTTAGTTGCAAAAAAGTGCTGATTGTTATATCTTTCGGTTAGTCCCTCCCAGGACTATAAGGATTACTTGCTCCTATACCCCAATCATTAATCCCAAGATGATTGGCATTTCAATTCCAGCCTATCTAAGTTGCTCCTTAGATAGGTCTTTTTTTGCATATTGCAGGCCGTTCTATGAGATATCTATTTTTGGCAATCATTTTCATCAACTCCTTGCGAGATAATATTTTTTGCTAAATATCGATCATTTCAGTTGCAAAATTCTATTAATCGGTATATCTTACAGTTAGTCTCCTCCGAGACTACAAGATTATGTGCTCTAATCATTCCTCCCAAGATGATTAGAAACTCAACTTCCAGCGACCTAGGCTAAAGCTCAGGCCGTTTTTTGTATACACTTGTCATTCCCAGTTGCCAGCAATTGTTCCTAATCAACCAGATCACCCTTCTTTAAATGCCAGCCAATGAATCCACCAATTAAACCCACAACTACAATGCCGAAAATCGTTTGAATTACTTGTCCTAGAATTAACATACTGTCAGCTCTTTTCGTCCAATCAGCTCATCAATGCTGACGTTAAAGTAATTAGCTAATTTGATTGCGTTTTCCATGCTTGGATAATAGCGACCAGATTCATACTCTGAAATAACGTTATATTTAATGTCGGTTGCACACGCTAAATCCGCTTGTGTCATACGTTTAGCGTGCCGTAACCTTGCTAACTGCGATTGCATGTGATTGCTCCTTTTCTTTATTGAAACCATTTACTTTAGTGGCATATTTGAAATAATTCATTTATATTGGAGGTGAAAAACATGAGTGAAGACTCTGATTTAATAAGCGGTTAGGCTGGGTGATTAAATCTTTCCATTCCAATTAATTTGATTCCAGTGATCATCTATCCATATAGACATCACCGATGCTTTAAATGTCCATGGATTACCACTGCCAGTAGATCGGTGCATGTATCCCTGACTCTCTAACTTGTCAAGATCAGCTCTAAAACACGGTTGGTAGAGGATATACTGCTTAACCCAGTCCTTACTCTTACCACCGACCCAGTGACGCAAATCATCAATTGTCCACATGCGGCCAGTTAAGGATTGATCAAGCATTTTACTGTATTCAACTTTATCAACTAAAAGTTTACCATCTGGTACAGGCTGCTTAAAATGTATGGTCCCTTCTAGAACCTGATCAACTTGCATCAAGTCGATTACCTCCTATACTGCAATTTATTAATCAAGTTTCTATGCAGGTTCACCAACGTTCAGTGCCGTTTGTTGGATGATCGTTCTAGTCGCCGTAGATGGCTCCCAAGCATTAACAAAGTCCATAACCATTTGATAATGTTTTTCGCGCAGCATTGACCTAGCACTTACGTTAGCGATTCGCTTAACACCACCATTAATGTCTTTAAACAGTTCACTACGTTGCTTCTTGTTGACGCCGCCATAGCTAAACGCAATTTCTGATACTCGTTGACTAATACGATGTTGCAAGGCGTTATATAAAGGCTGTGGAATAACTTGATTTTCTTCCAAGTTGGTAACGCGATCGTCTAACTCAACTACTGCTTTGGGTAATAATTTAATTTGTTCAACAGCCGTGAGTGGCTTTTTGATGGATTGCCGCATGTTGAAGTAGTTATCAACTAATTCATCGTAGATATTCCAAGCTATATCATCTTCGAGTAAACGTAGTAGCTTCATATACCCGCGTTCAGATACGAGAAAGGCATTTTTCATTCTGTTCCAAGCGTTCTGTGTGAACCCGAATATTTCGATATCCTTCTGAGGGATAACGGTTTTCAAATCCAATATATCTACGCCATCTTTGAATCGATTGATATTTCGATTGATGAGTTCATTGATTTTTCCCAATGGCTGGTTATGAAGATTTGCTATGTCTTTTGCTGTCATAGACTTCTTATCTTTACCAAATCCGCCTTCAATTCCAGTAAATTCATACTTACCAATTTTTTCTTTACCTAATACTTGTAGTTCCATAATTTAAACCTCCTTTGATAATTTTTCGGGTCTAATTTTTAGCATTTCAATAATTTGAAGAATCAACTCATTGGCAGCAGGATTACTCTGCTTACCCGTCAAAACTGAACTAACGTATTGAGCTTTTTCTCCTAACATAGTTGCTAAACTAGTGACACTAATTTTGTTGTGGTCGAGATACTTATTAATAAGCTCCCGACCGGCTAATGTTGCCGGCATATAAACACTCCTTTCTATTTCAGTTAAAGCAATTTAAAAAGTAAAAGTTAACTATTTTGTTAAACCATATTGACTATATTAGTCAAAAGTTTTAATATCAAGGCATAGTTAAGTAAGCCTTTTAAAAGCTATATATAACGTTAGGGAACGGGTATTTATTAGCTCTCTTTGCTTTGGCTTTTTCTTAATGAATTACTTTACGAAAACTATATTAAAACATTTGGCTAAAAAATACAACCTTTTTATGCTTTTGTTTTAAAATGTTTTCGTTAGACTGTGAGGAACACTGTTATGACGCTATTTGAACGCGTTAAAAGATTGGCAGATAAACAGGGAAAATCAATAAATGATATTGAGAAGGATTTAGAATATTCGCAAAATACTTTGTATCGATTGAAAAGGACTAATCCAAGTTCTAAAAAACTAGAAGAGCTCGCTGATTACTTCCATGTTTCGACCGACTACCTCTTAGGTAGGAACGAAACACCAGAATGGGCAAACCAAAAAGACACAATGGATTTAGAAGACTTCCTAAACGGTAATCTTAAAGTCAACATGGCCTACGGTGGTGAAGACTTAACCGATGAAGAAATTGAACGATTAAAAATAGCCATGACCCAAATTTTCTGGGACAAGCGGAAACAAGAGAAGTAGTCATATGAAAGTTAATGATTTAGTAGATGAAATTGGTCAACGTTACGGTACCTATGATCCATTTGTCATTGCAGATAAATTAAATGTTGATATTCGTTGGGCTGATATATACCCTCGCCCCTACGGCGATACTATTTATTATGGTGATGAACCAGTTGTGATGCTGTCAAATGCTGTTAGAGACTCACCAGAACGTTATTACGTACTAGGCCATGAACTTGGCCACGTTATCATTCATGAGGGCTTAACGGCTTATTATATTGCTAAAGCGAAATGGCGTAGTCGATCAGAAAATGAAGCTAATAAATTCGCTATCAGTTTGATTGCCCACTTGTATGTAGAAGAAAACGGAAAACTGCCTGATTCATATAAAGAGTTAGAATTCATGTACGGCTTTCCGAATATTTATGGTTAA